AACTGCTGTTACATATCTGCTTCGTGCAGGTAAGAAGGTAGAGCAGGGAATGGATAACAAGGCAAAGCATATCGAGGATATTAAGAAAACTATTAACCATCTCAAGTTCGAGATAGAAAGATTGGAGAATGAGTGTTAATATATACGATAGAAAAGATAGGAGAGGTGGCGGATATGCCAAGCGTAAGTTCACCCTAGAGGAAGCTGAAGCTATACGCAAGGAGTATGAGCTAGGAGGTATAAGCCAAACCAAACTAGGCAAGAAGTATGGAGTATCTCAACCAATAATCAATATGATTATCAAAGGTAAAACATATAATAACTAAATTAGTTTGCGTAATTAAAAAAAGATTTGTATCTTTGTAAGGAATCTAAAACAAAAACATTATGAAATCAAATAGAAACATCAAAGACTCTTACTACATAGAGCAAGACAACTACACACTAGAAGTATTCTACCACTATTACAGCGAATCACTAACAGACTACCAGGAGTTAGAGATACAGAAAGTTATGCTGAATGGTAGCATAGATGTAACAGACTTATACTTCGACCACATAGATTTAGAAGATACAATAATAAAATCATTAGATTTGTAATTATGTTTTTGTTAAGAGGGTGGTGAGTCTGCCATTTGCCACCCACTTTTTTTATATGGTGAGACTGCCATGAGACTGCCATGAGACTGCCATGAGACTGCCACCGACCTACCATAGACCCCATACCCCCACGACCTTAGTGTCCAAAATACACGAACCCCTTAGTGTCCAAAGTACACTAACCTTAGTGTTATACTTACACTAACCTTAGTGTTATACTTACACTAACCTTATTGTATGAAGTACACTAACCTTATTGTATGAAGTACACTAACCTTAGTGTCGATTGTACACTAAGTAGCTATACACATTTTTTTTGACATACACAAATTAAGTTATTAACAATAATTTTGTTCATAAGTTGCAACGTTATTTAAGGCTATTTTCAGACGTTTTAAGGCGCTAACTACCTTCGCTAATATCGTTACACCTAAAAAAATAGTTATTCAAATAGGCGTAAATTACTAGAGAAGAAATTTAGCAAAAATATATTTATTTTAAAAAAACATTAATTTTGTTGTTGTGTACGTCAAAAATTTACTTTACATTTGCTGTATATTAATAAACAAAAAAAAACATTATGCAATATTTGAGAGAAATACTAGACGAGATAGCGGACAAAAATGGAGTAACTTTTTTACGTTCTTTACTAGAGAGTAACAACGAGAGCGCGCTTTTCTACTATTGGTTGAATGATAAAAATATCGATAGCTATGTAGTAAAAAAGAAACTACAAACTATCTTAAAAAAGTCTTACTATCAATTATCGTTCTAATCAATAACACTAAAAAAAACTAATTATGAAAAATTCAGTAAACAAGATATTCAAAAATACATTCAAGAGTTTAGATGCTTTGCAGCTATCTAAAAAGGAATATAGCGACAAGACACCTATCAAATTAGGTTTGTCGCAAGATGACTTTTCTAAGGTAAGCTATACAACCGAAAAAAGACAAAATGAATTAATATCTAATAGCATTCTATCGTCTAAAAATTACACTAAGGAGCAAAGGAAAAAGTATTTTTATCACACGTCCTTAGTAAAAATACTATCTAGGTTTTATTTTGATTTCATTACTATTTATGATAGTTCACACGAGGTTAGAAAAGTGGTTTTACAGCTAGAGAAAAATCTGTTCGACTTTAGAAACATTAAATTGTTTTGCTTGACGGGTAAAGATATTAGTACGATATATTCGCAAACCAACGAACGTTTGCGCTCAATGTCTTGTATGCAAGGCAAACCTATTGAATATTTCAAAATTTTTGAATACTTACCTCAAGCAAGTTTATATACTTTAATTTTTAATGGTGAATGTTACGCTCGTTGTTTAGTATGGAAACAAAATAACCGAATGTATATTGATAGAATTTATACTTATGCACATAACAACGAAATTTCGTTACACATTTACGAGCGTTTTATAGAACAAATACACAACGCTAACAAAAGCAATTTAGATAGTACAACGATACAAGCGTACAACATTCACCAAACAAACATTAAAGGTTTTTCGAATCCTAATATAGGCGACTTAAAAGCTACTAAAAGTTTTAATGATATTCATAGATTTCCATACATGGATACATTTATTTATATGAATCAAGAGGGTGGCATTTTGTCAAGTTATGAAGATGATATGTCGCACAAATTAGATTGTACTAACGGCGGCGCAAACGAGTTACACAATGAATGTCCTAATTGCGGTTCACAAATGGACGAAAATGAGCAATGTTATGACGAACATAATGACGAATATATTTGCGAAAGTTGTGCCATTTATTCTGATGTCGACAACTGCTATTATAATAGAAGCGAATGCACATATATACAAGGGAATGTAAATTCATACGTACATGATACCGACATCGATAATTAAATTACTAACCAATACTAATATTATGAATTTAACACAAAACCAAAAAAACGTTTTATACTTGTTAAGCGTTCCTTTCATTATGATACTTTGTTATCTTAGTGAGTATTACTCACAATTTTAACAATAGCGACAAAGCAAAAGTAACTTTGATACCTTTAATTTTTGCGCTTATCATTATGTTTTTTCAATGGTTGTTTGGCTAAAAAACCTATCCAACTAAGCAATAAAACAAATATTTAACGCATTTTTTACAAATTTTGGCGGGATTTCTTACAGATTTTCCGTCAATTTTTTTGCTCATGTTGTGTAGCCACATATACGCAACCACAACAAAATGAAGTTCAATTTTATAAGTTGATAAGTAGTATGAAATGTTTAGAAATAGTTGTTCTTTGGAGTACGTTTAATCAACGTTGCAGGAAAGTTCGTAAGTTACATAAAAAGAAACTTAAATCTTTCGCAGAAACGAGGGGAAAAGGTAAAAAGTTGTTTACAGGACAAAAATAGACCCCCATATTACACAAAAAAAATTTTAAAAGGGTATTTTATAGGTAAGGGTTAACTAAGGGTTAATGAAGGGTATGTGAAGGGTACAAAGTAGCCTACATAATAAAGCTAAAGATAAAGCTAAGGTTATAGCTAAGGATAAAGCTATTTGTATATTACTTTTTTTTTATTTATGTTTGCTGTATGAGTGAAGAAAAGAAGAAGGTAGTAGGCAAACCTTTTGCAGTTGGCAATACGGTTGGAGGTAGAACAAAGGGTGCTTTAAACAAGACCACTAAGTTCTCGAGAGAAGTGTTGTCATTGGCTTTAGCAGGACAGGAGGAGAACATTAGGGAAGCACTTGAAAAGCTATCCAAGAAGAATCCTGAAGCGTATATCAATGCCGTTGCTAAACTTCTAAACTATGCCATACCAAAACTGCAATCTACTGAGATTAGTTCAAACGGAAATACTAAGATAGAGATAACTCTTGATGATAGTATGAGCGTAGATGACCTAAAGCAGAGAATGGCTGAGATGGAAGCCGAAGATGCAGAATTTGAAGATTTAGATGAATAAAGATAAGAAACAGCAACTGTTAAAGGCGATGGAGAAAGCCATCTGCGAGAAGTCATTTTATGAGTTCTTTGTCAAAGCCTTTCCAATAGCAGAGCCATCAGTACCCTTATCCACTAACTTCCACCATAAATACCTTTGCGATATACTACAAGCAGAAGCCGAGAGAATAATCAAAGGCGAAAGAAAAGGTAAAGATATAATCATTAACATTCCCTTTCGTAGCACTAAGTCATTACTTGTTACGGTTATGTTTCCCGCCTGGTGTTGGGCAGTACATCCCAAGATGAGATTTATCACAGCATCATACTCAGCAGAGATTAGTATAGAACACGCTACCAAGTCAAGGGATATAATACAAAGCGAGTGGTTTCAAAACCATTGGGGAGAAGTATTCCAAATTAAGAAAGACCAAAACCTTAAAGCTAGATACGAGAATACACATCTAGGAGTAAGGAGAGCAACATCGGTTGGCGGTTCGGTTACAGGGCAAGGGGGAGATATAATTCTTGTCGATGACCCTACATCACCAAAAAATGCTGCATCGGAAACAGAAAGGGATAATGCTAACGAATGGTATAAGTCAACATTGTATTCTCGACTTAACAATCCAACAACGGGAGTTAGAATAATAATTATGCAAAGAGTACACGAAGATGACCTTAGTGGCTACCTGCTATATAACTCACCCGACAAGCACGAGCATATATGTATTCCTGCCGAGCTATCAAGCGACCTAAGACCATCAAAACTAGCAGACCAATACACAAACGGTCTATTTTGGGAGGAAAGGTTTTCAAGAGAGATATTAGAGGACTACAAATCAGCATTAGGTAGTTATGGCTATGCAGGACAGCTACAACAACGACCTACACCTGCCGATAGCGGTATGATACAGAAGAATTGGTTTAGGTTAGATGAAGAAAAGGTTGATGATGTAGTAAACTTTGTTATTGACCCTGCATATACAGCAAGTCAGAAGAATGACCCCTCTGCATTGATGGCATACACCTTTAGTGATGGTAAATGGCAGATTAGAGAGGTTCAGAATGTAAGACTAGAGTTTCCTGACCTTGTTAGGCATATAGCTAAGTTTGTAAACAAGAATGGCTACACTAAACAATCAAAAATATTTGTAGAGCCAAAAGCAAGTGGTAAATCCATTGTGCAGACTCTAGTTAGAGAAACAGGATTAAACATAAAAGAAGATAAGCCGCCTACTAAAGACAAGGTAGCGAGAGTGCAGGACATTAGTGCTAGTATAGAAACAGGCAGAGTTTCTTTGCTTAAAGGACATTGGAACGAGGAGTTTCTAATGCAATGCCAAACATTTCCTGCTGCAAAGCACGATGATATGGTAGATTGCCTTGTAATGGCACTAAATAGACACTTTAACGGCAAAAAAGTAATGTATTTCGGATAAATACCTTATAAAATTGAAATTTGCACAAAAACTGCGACAGAATACAATTATTAATACCTAATTTTGCACAAATGAAAGATTTTAAGCATATAAATGACAAGCACGAGGATATGGTAACGAATTACCTTATCTATATACAAAAGCAAGTATATAACGCTACTGAAACTGCTAATGACGGCAAAT